GATGCACTCAAAAAGACTTAACAAATTATTTTAGAAAACATTTACCATGAAATATAAAAACGTATTAGGAAAAGATTTTAAAAGAAAAGAAGATGCTTATAAGGATTTTAGAAATAAAATTAATGAATTTACAGTTCCATACTCAATAAATTACACTGTAATGACTGAAGAAACTCCGATTAAACAATCAGAAATGATTCAGTTATCAAAAGATTATGGCTCGTACACTCAAGAATGGGAAACAAGAAAATCTCATGCAACAGGAATAAATGAATGGTGTGTAATGAGAAATTACGTGGATGGAATTGAATCTATCTCTTTAGGCTTTCTTAGAAACAGGAAAGAAGGGGAAAGTAAATTTAATACAATATTACCAGAAGCAGTTACTGCTCAAAAAATATTTACTTGTTTTGGTCCTGGTCGTTTTAATGATAATGAAATTTTAGAAGGTGCTCTACGTAATGAAATAAAACATCAGTTGATAGACTACAGGCATAACTACCGACACGGAAATAAATGTGCTCATTGTAAAGTTCAATTTGAACCTTATGAATTAGATGTGGATCATCTGTTTCTTTTTGAAAAAATTAAAAAAGAATTTTTAGAATTATATGGTAAAGAATTTATAATGAAATGTTTATATAAAGAATCAGATGGTGTTTTATATAGAATAATGGACAGTTCTCCTGACGAAAATATTTATCCAGATAGTCCGAGAGAAGCTTGGGTTCATTTTCATAAAGAAAGAGCAACATATCAAATGCTATGCAACCGAAAAAGAAAAGATGGTTTTCCGAATTGTCATGATTCAAAAACATATCTTGGAAAAAAGATTACCTTTGAAGGAGTAATATGAAACCATATGACAAACAAATTGGTGGATCACATTATCAATCTATGACAATTCAACCTTCAGAGTTTATAAATAAAAATAATTTGCCTTTTGCAGAAGGGAACGCTATAAAATATTTGTGCAGGCACAAACAGAAAGGACAAAAGCAAGATTTGGAAAAAGCAATTCACTACTGTCAGATGGCAATCGATAGAGACTATCCAGAAAAAAAAGATTTCTTAGAAGAAGCTGAGAAAGAAAAAAAAGAATTAGAAGAATCTTACGAAGAAGCAAAAAGACAAACAGAAGAACGGAAATCCACCGAATGGACTAAAGGTTATAACAAATGGAAGAAAAATAAATGATGCAAGCGCCACTTTTTAAACCACAAACAGAATGGTTGCCACCGGCAGAATTTCCAGATCTATCTAAATACGATGAGATTTCAATAGACCTAGAAACTAAAGATCCTAATTTAAATATAAGTAGAGGCTCTGGTTCTGTCATAGGAGTAGGAGAAGTTGTAGGAATAGCTGTAGCAGTAAAAAACTGGTGCGCGTATTATCCAATTGCCCACGAAGGTGGTGGTAATATGGATAGAGACGTGGTTATTAAATGGTTTCAAGCTATATTAAATACACCAGCCACAAAAATTTTTCACAACGCCATGTATGACGTTTGTTGGATACGAGCGCTCGGTTTAAGTATCAGCGGTAAAATAGTGGACACGATGATTGCATCGGCCCTTGTTGATGAAAATCAAATGCGCTATGACTTAAACAACTGTGCTAAAAGATACACTGGAAAAGGAAAAGATGAAAGCGCTTTATATGAAGCTGCTAAGAGTTGGGGTGTTGACGCCAAAGCAGAAATGTATAAACTACCTGCCATTTATGTTGGCACATATGCAGAACAAGATGCACGTATTACTTTAAACCTTTGGCAAGAATTAAAAAAAGAAATTGATCTTCAAGATATAAATTCAATTATGGATATGGAAACAGAATTGTTTCCTTGTCTAGTTGATATGAAATTTAAAGGTGTTCGCGTCGATGTGGAAGCAGCACATAAATTGAAAACCACACTACTTGAACAAGAAAAACAATCATTACAAGAAATAAAAAAAGAAACACGAGTAGATGTCCAAATATGGGCAGCAAGATCGATTGCACAAGTTTTTGATAAGCTAAACTTAGAATATGATAGAACCGAGAAAACATCTGCACCTTCCTTTACTAAAAATTTTTTAGCGAATCACCCCCACCCTCTAGTGAAACACATTGCCCGGGCTCGTGAAATAAACAAGGCCCATACCACCTTCATTGATACCATAATTAAACACTCTCACAAGGGAAGAATCCATGCTGAAATTAACCAATTAAGAGGAGATAATGGAGGAACAGTAACCGGAAGATTTTCTTATAGTAATCCAAATTTACAGCAGATACCTGCACGGAACAAAAACCTCAGACAAAAGATTAGGGGTCTATTTATCCCTGAGGAGAGCCATACATGGGGTTGTTTTGACTATTCTCAGCAAGAGCCTAGGCTGGTGGTCCATTATGCAGCTTTACAAAAGCTTTATGGAGTGGATGAAGTATTGGACGCCTACAATGAAGATTTTTCAAATGTAGACTTTCACCAAATTGTAGCAGATATGGCAGAGATACCAAGACTACAGGCCAAGACAATTAATCTTGGTTTGTTTTATGGTATGGGAAAAAATAAATTACAAGCTGAACTAGGAGTCAGTAAAGAAAAAGCTCAAGAACTATTTAGACAGTACCACAACAAAGTTCCATTTGTAAAACAACTGATGGATAATGTAATGCGTAGAGCCCAAGACGCTGGAAGAATAAGAACGTTACTTGGAAGATTGTGTAGGTTTCCACTGTGGGAACCAAATCAATTCGGGATTCATAAAGCATTACCTCATGAACAAGCACTCGCGGAACACGGACCAGGGATCAAGAGAGCTTACACTTACAAAGCACTAAATAAATTAATTCAAGGAAGTGCAGCTGATATGACAAAGAAAGCAATGATAGAATTATACAAGGAAGGGATCATTCCTCATATACAGGTACATGATGAACTTGATATATCTGTAGAGTCACCAGAACACGCACAAAAAATAAAAGATATTATGGAGAATGCAGTAGATCTTGAAGTTCCTAACAAAGTAGACTATGAATCTGGCCCTAATTGGGGTACAATAGAATAAACAAGGAGAAAACTATGGATCATATAAAAACAATAATAAAATGGGCTAAAGCTAATAAACAGAAATCTGTTATTTTAGTTATAGTCGTTATCGCAATAATCGCCTTAATAAAATAATTTATGCATGGCTTATCTGAATGCAAACATTCCTGTGACTTACGCACAGATCAGGAGAGAGTATCTCTATGATCTTAAAGAACACCATGGAGAAGTGGAAGACTGCATTATCTTTGGCATGTCATCGATTGCGGGGAGCGCTATACTCTTTCATGCAATTATGGAAAACGGTGCTGTATTCTACCGTCTGCCAATCTCTGCGTTCATTCAAAAAGGCTATGATGCAAAAGAGGTTCCTAGGATGCGACTTGATGAGTTGGAGCTTTGGAATTGCTTCAGTTACTATCCTGCTATTACTTGTTGGGATCTAATTAATGGAAGTAATGGAAGATATTGGGGCAAAGATAAAAAATGGCACCAAGGTAAATATCTTTTTACAGTTGACTGGGCACATCCAGAGAGTAATATAGTAGATACAGATCATTCTGAAATACCGCATGAACATAAGTGCGCCCACATCCTCGCTCTAGAGGATGGAAATTATGCAGCACAACCTAACAACCGCATCCTGTGGGACATAACGTCATTCACCGTAAGAGACGAAGTTCCAGATTGGAAGGTTCAAACTTCAGACTGGGAAGTAGAAGACATGGGTAAATGGAAGACAGAAGATACCGATAGGTACTTCTATGAGATGGAGAAAAAAAATGACTAAGAAATGTAAAAATTGTAATTGTAATTGTCACTGTGAAGGAGATCTTCATGCAGATGTGTATGGAGTATGCACTTGTGATAATTGTAAATGTCGAGAAGTAAAAGACGAGCCGGAAGGTCTTGTTATCGATGAGACTGGAGAATGTGAGTCGTGTCAATAGGAGGTGAAGTGGACTATAAATTTACAGCTTTGTTAATAGTAATGTTAACGGTGTTGGCTTTATTTGGTGGACCCGCGCGTTCAGCAGAAACCCAAACGAACGTTAGTGGTTCCAATACAAGTATTGAAGGTGGGTATACTGGAGGAGCAACAACTTACGAATCCGGAAGTACTTCTACAAGTACAACAACCTCTACAAGTAATTCTAATATAAAATCAGCTCCACCAACAGCAGGAGCTCCATCATATAATTCAATGACTCAAGACGTGTGCGCAGTAGGTGGGTCTTTAGGTATACAAACATTTGGACTTGGCATCAGCGGCGGGAAACATTTTATTGATAAAAATTGTGAACGATTAAAGTTGGCTAGAATTTTGAATGACTTCGGCATGCGTGTAGCAGCCGTGGCAATCCTTTGCCAGGATGAGCGTGTTTTTGAATCCATGATTTCAGCGGGGACCGTTTGCCCGATTGATGGAAAAATTGGAGCTGAGGCCATGGCATTGTGGGCTAAGTATGGACACGAGAGACCGGATTATAAAACATATGTTAAACGTATGGATGATAGAAAAAAAGCTGATAAAAAAGCAGAAAAAGAAATGACACAAGAATTAGAAAAAATGGATAAATTAAAAGCTAAAGAAGAAGCTAGAAAAATAGAATGGAAAGAGCCTAAGTAATGCCTAGACCGGTTAGAAAATGGATAGTAAAATTAAGAATGTGGTATGCAGATTTAAGAGGCCATCACGGTAAAAAATGGGACTATGAACCTTCTGAAAACTATATGAAGAAGAAAAAATGAGATGGCTAGTAATTATATTACTAGGAATTTTACTCTACTGTGGTCTATCGTGGTTTGCTACTTCAGTGAGCTTAGCAGAAGATAATGATACAGGTTTTTCATCTAATATATTACCTAACGCAGGGGACACGACATCAAGTTTAAGTAATGCTGGTCTAGATGGGGTTCAATCCGGATCCACAGGGAATCTAACGCATAATTCTACCCATAATGGATTTACTATTACTTGTGATACGCAGGTTAATAGTGCGTGTGGTTATGCTTTTAGTGGAGAACTAGAAGCGAGTCATGATATGACAGTTACAGCAACAGGTTCTTTAGTAGGAATTTCAGGAACAAGTACTCCTGATGGATTATCTCATACTTCTACACAAATAAAATTAAATGGGGGGATTGGTATAACCAGCAATGTAGCAGTACAAAACTGTGAGTGGAGCGGATCTAGTTATCAATGTGGTAACTCTGTAGGTGTTGCTGATTCTTATACTATTACTCTGAAAATTAAAAATTCTGATGGTGATATTTTAGCTTCATCTACTCAAATAAGAACAACAGATGCTGGGTACAATGCC